TTATGTCCTCGGTTGTGTGTATGATTTAAAAGAAACAAAAACAGGCACTATAAACCATGCACCGTCGATTGTACCTGCTCCGCGTGATACGCTTCTTATTCTCACGTTTACGCTATTATACGTTAATACTAGACCCCTATTAAACTGATCCGCTACACCATCAGCTAAATTGACAGCCTCCGACTTACCAGAAGCACTGTTAGCCGGTGCAAATACATCAACCTGATAGATGCCTAATGTTTCATCAATTCCGGTAGAGCCTAGCTCAACTTGAACCGTGTCTGCTGGCAACAAGGTTTCACGTAAATATTTAGTGCCGGTCACTGGTGAATACTGATGATTCTCCCATGCGACGGCAACGCTATTGGCTACAGCGTAAACATTTAGATTAACGCTTAAGGCTGCTGACATGTCTCTGAATGAACTGCTCATTTTAAAGCCCTTGCTTGCCGTTGAAGTTCGCGTTTAAATTCTGTTACCGTTCTTTTTACCATGCCATGAGGCGACTGGCTTGACCAGCCGTTTTCCAATGGGATTGCATACGGCAGGTTATTTATAAAATACAAGCTATCACCAATATTTGCCGATGTGGACACTAGCCTTGCATTTAGTAATGTAGATAAACCGGTTGCATCAACAGTATTTACTTCGCCGATTGCAGGCTTGTTTACATCTGTCTGCCAATTACCTCTAAATCTCCCGCCCACATAGCCAGAAGGAACATCATAAACCGCTTCATAAGGCAGGTATCTTCCAGTTCGCTTGTCCCACGCCGTCCATAAATCAGGATTACCAACTGGTGACCGCTTAACAATGCTAGCTGCCATCGCAAGAAAGGTACCGCGAAAGACTTTCTCGGCATTTTTTTCTGTCTTAGCTGTAAACCGTTTAAGATCAGATGAAAATGACATAATTAACTCCTAAGCTGTAACTCATAAAGCACCGCCGTTCCCGCTGGATTAGTTTCACGAATAGCAACTACTTGATAAGCGACACTATTAACCGTTACCACGTCACTCACCTCTGGAATACTAGCCACTGCCATTATAAACCGTTTATCTGTCCTTAAAACAGCCGTACCATCTAACCTACTGGTATCAAAGTCTAATAACACACCTTTAGCCGTGTAAGCTGTATTAGTGCCACCTGTGGTTATTCCTGTAGCCGGATCAAATATACCATCGTCATTATCATGCGCCCACGTAGCTGACTGGCCTTTGTCGGTCAGTACCCTGCTGGCTGTCGCCGCTAAACCTCTATAGAAAGTCATGTTCTTGACACCCCAAAGCTTGAGCCGCCAGGATTAGAAACCAGCTTTCTTTCTAATGATTTAATTCTTAAGTTGTAAACAAATGGCGCTGCGTTGTCTTGATATTCAACCTCGATAACGTCAACTTTTTCCTTTTTAACTGCTCGTGCAACTGTAGCAAGTGGATCGTCGCCATCGCCAACCGCTATCGCAACTTCAGCCTGTAAGTCTTTTAATAACTTAGGTATCTCGTCGGAATTAATTATAAATCCGTCGATTGATAAATTTAGAACAGGGTAGTACATGGGCTGCTCTTTTGTTCTCTTGTCGCCTTTAAGATTTAAGCCTTCAACATAAGCAGCAGCAAAAGATATCAACACATCCTTATCAGCAGTAAAGGTTATGCCTCTAGCCGCACCATAAGCAGCTAAATAAGCGCCATCTATATAAGAATTAGCACCAGCGACGATGCTGCCATCTTCTACTATAATTGACATGATGATTCCTTAAAGAAAATTATGATTTGGCGGGTTTGGCTGGCTTTACGGTTTTAGTTTCTGGCTTCAATTTATCGGTATCTTTTAGATCTGATTTATTGATCAGCACTGGCTCGCCGCTTCTGTAGATAGTGATTGTTTCGCATGTATCGGTCATAGCATTTCCTCGGCCTAGTTGCTTACCATTGCAACCTAATTTCTAAGCTGCAACAGTAAGCATTTACCCGAGCAATAAAGCGGTATGTTCCGGCTTGATGTTTTTAACACCCCAAGCTAGAGCCACTTCATATCGCACTTTACGGTAACCAGCGTACATTGAGAACTCAAGCGTTAAGCCTGAGCGCTCATCTGTAACTGTAACCACGTCAGACGCCATATCACCTTCAACAGGTCTTGCTGGCGCACGTGCTGCTAATACAATAGCACTGCGATCAAACGCCATATTACGCGCTGATGTTGCGACAATCGTCATTGCTACAGCTGAAGCAGCTAATGCAACACGTAAGCCAGGCTCGGCTAATACGATAGTACCAGGAGCCGCAACACCTGTTGCCACTACGTACTTATTGGTGTCACCAGCAAATGTAACCACGTCACCAGCAAGAACGGTTCCCGATCCTGTTATAACAGGAATTGAAGTCGTGCCTACAGAGAAACCAGCAGTTGTTGATGTATAAGATGTGCCCGTGCCTTTAACCTGAGTGTTAATTTGTGCAGACTCACGTAAAGGCATTCCCGCCAAATCAAGTAAAACACCTTGTCGCAACATTGAATCAGTACCAGCAGCATTGACCGCTGATTGTTTACCAATAAAGTTAGCACCAGCCGCTGTATTCAAAACTAGGTTGATGTCACTTTGTGGCGCACCGTTATCTTTTAGGATTTTAAGCACGTTTGAGGCATCAGTATAATCGTTAGCAGTACCGAACGGAGTTGTTCCCGCTGTGCCGTATGCACGTGAGAATGTGGACTGCAAGCCAGCCAAATCAGTTTCAACTTCATTAACGATTTTGCGGATTGCTTGTGCGATTTTACCTTGACGGCTATTTAAGTAGCCAGAGCCGTTGTTTAAGCCTTTCTGATCTTCACCAATGAAGCCAAACTCAGCGGCACGCGCTTTAGTTATTACAATGTCTGTGTAGCCAGTAGTCTGACCCGTGGGATCTGGTATAGTCATTGCAGGTGTAATGTCGCCAACATTGCCGACAGGCTCTTTAGCGACTCGAATGTTTTCATTTAATGCAGCACGTTCAGCACTTGCATTCATTGTTACAGATGGAATTAAACCTGTTAATTCACGAGACACTACGTCGAGCGCTTCATAAATGTCAGGAATCAATCCAGTTAATGTATTTTCAGCCATGATAATTTCTACCTAATTAGTTAATTCAGCTTTACCGGCTTTTACTTCTTTGCTAAAAGCACTCCGGCTTACAGGGTTAAGCGCATCAAATTCAGCGCGGGTTAATACTTTCACAGCACCGCTGTTATTGCTGCTCCCAGTAGCACTGCCACCCGAGGAATCAACACCATCTATTAGAAAATCATAGTCTGGGTTTTTCTGTATCTCTAACTTTAAGTCTGCGAGAGTTGACACGGTCAAGTTCCCGTTTATATCTGTTACTTTTATTCCGTCTTCTGCATACTTGAGACGGCCTTTTAGTTCTTTGGCTAGTATTCTAGCACGTTTTGTGTCTTTAGTTAATTCACTCGCTAATGCAAGCGCCGCAGATTCTTCACGTGATGTTGCCGCTTTAGCATCGCGATCAACTATCTGCTGCTGTAGCGTTTCACGTTCCGTTTCTGAACTTTTATACAACTGCTCAAAATCGTTAGCCGCTCTCAATCTTTCTTTTTCTTCTGCCGCCGCTTTAGTTTCAGCGGCCTTTGTATGCTTGTTTGATTCGTTAATCTTATGCTGTAAGCGCTCATTGTCCGCTGTCATTGCGTCAAACTTTGCTTGTAAGTCCTTTAATGCCGAATCATCTGCTGGTGGCGTTGCTGGTGGCGCGTCACCTGCTGGCGGTGCATCACCTGCTTCTGCTCGGTACTTTCTTAATGCTGGTTGCTGATATTTAATGAACATTTCTAACTCCTAGTCACTGACTATTGTGTGCTACTAGCACTTGAAAAGGCTAGAGGATTTAATTCCTTTAGCCTGTCTAACGTGTAAACTTTGCCCGTATCGTCTGTAAATTTACCTATAGATAATTTACCGCTTCTGAATAGCTTCGCTCTTTCAACACCAAGCACTTCATTTTGAACCTCTGCGCTTTGACGCTTTAAGAATCCGCCGTATGTAACATTGCCTGGCACTGGCCCATTCATAGATGCTCGCTCTCCTGTTATTGCCGAACCTAAGTTAAACTCAGGATTAATAACAGGTACGCGAACTGACCGACAATTCCAGTGCAATGGAGGCTGTGGGCCATCTCCTATATTGTATATATTTCCGTCTAAACTTGAACATGAAATCGTGACTCTGGAATCTAAGGTCGCAGTGTATTCTTCGCCACTAATCACATCATCATTGGCCTTGTATGTAGCCGATCTCGCTTGTGCGCCCATGTGATTGGTTGCGGTTCTTACCAGCGCTTCTGCCTGCGCGCGTGTCCTAGTGCTGACTAGATTAGTAATCTCACCCACTACTTCTTGTGATGTTCTGCCAACTACCGCCCCGTCCCTGACAATCTGAGCCACTTCTTTTGACTTGTTTACAGCAAATTGTTTTGCAGCCTGGTCGATAGTGACTTTGGTGAACTTCTTGCCGGCCAATAGCTTCATAGGTACTTTAGTTATTGCAGACTGTATCTGTCTAAGTGAAGGTGCAGATACCGCCTCCGCTGCTGTAGTAGCTACCAATACTTGTTGAGCAAAGAGGGCCTCTTGCGCTGCGAACCTATTTAAGCCTGCGTACATATCTTCGCCGTACTCATTTAATATGGTTCTTGTTATCTTTGACACTTGCCTAGCTAATTTAACTGCTCTAACGCGCTCGTAATCACTTGTTAAAAGCATTTGCAGTTCTTTGGATAAACGCTCCAAATAAGTCAGCAGTCTTTTAGCTTCACCCTTACTGTATCGCTCAATGAATATCTGATGAACGGTTAATGCGTCGATGGCAGCTTGATTGCTGGACATATTAAAATGTAACCAAGTTAAACAGGTTACGTCGACTGCCTACTTTTGCATAAATCAATCTGCCAAAAAATACTAAGACCGTAACGTCATTGACTATTACGAACTTAAATCCTAGCACCTCTGCATATCTTTTTTCCAGTTTCATTCCAATGGGCTCACATCGCCAATGCTCTCGTCTATTTCATCGTCTGACCTTTCTATCCTGCCAGCTTTACGTAGATTAGAGCGTAAATCTTCTTTGGCGATTAATCCGCGATCGTATAACTGTATCTCAGCCATTAAATCTTGAGCAATTAAAGTGCGATCGTAAAACTCATCATTGATTTTATACACGGCCTCCAATTGAACACCCATAAACATACCGACCCAATCAAGCGACTGTGTAATTGCATCTGATGCGTTTTGCACGATGTTAGTTAATACGGAATTGTCGCCTGCATGTTTGATTCTTGCTGCCTCGGCAGTTTCAGCCTGACCGCCTGACTCGACTATTCGAGCGCCTATACTGACCATCTGCGCTTCTTTCTGCTTCATGGCTTCATACGCTGCGCCATTACTTGCCGCCTGCAATAGAGCCGCTGTACCGCCGCCTGTTGTTGCAACACCACGACGAGCGCCGACTTCAATGCCGTTAGGATTTAAAGTCTCAAATTCAATCGCTGATGTTGTGCCGGTATCAATATGAAGCATTGGCTGACCGTGAAGATAAATGCCTTCCTCGTAGTCTGCTGAGTTTCGATAATGGCCGATGTTTATCTCTGCTATATCGTATAGGGCCGCATCGTCTACAGCTGGATCATTTGTATAAGTACCTGCAATAATAAAAGGTATAGTCGTTAATAATGCACCATTGGCTCTTGGCTGATACGTGTGGACCATTTCATCTTCACGCCATACTTCAACTGTATATTTGCCATCGCTTAATTTTAGTACTCGATATTGTGTTTCGCTTTCCTGATCGAACTCGTCGCCTGCAATCTCGTATTCCTCCTGCAATATTACTAATGACAAAACAGTCTCACCGCGTACTACTGATGTTTTCCAGTTGATTATATTCTCAGCAGTGTAGATCTTTATGCTGGCCCGTAAACCCATTGCATTAATCTGTTCTTTGCTCATGCCTTGTTCAGCGGTTGGATAATCTGTTAGTAAACCGATACGGCCAACTTCTAGCAAGTCGCCAACAACTATCTTGGCTAATTGCTTTAAATTAGTGCCTGTGCCTGTTGCATTGTCTTCAATGTACTCAATGCCTGTAATATCAACTTCTGGTTCACGTCTAAACGGCATACCTACTAGTGCGTTTCTGGTTCTTGCTGTTATATTGACAAACTGAGCGCGTTCTCGATATGGATTGTATCTTTTTGTTTTGTCTAGCTCTAGCGGTTCTGGATCTGGCAAGAATAAAGTTCCGGCTGCTCTCACTGCTTTAGCGCCAGATACGCACTTTCTGACCAGCACCCACTTCGACAGGCTGTTGGTGTATTCTGGATTTTGAGTATCAACTGCCATATCATCTAAACCTTATATTCAAGTCGTAAGCTACATTATTAATAGGCCATTCATAATCAATCATATAACCGATTGCTGTTGTAATGTGCTGATATTGATTGGTCTGATCTTCTTGAAATGTAGATCCTTTCTGTAATTGTACAGTAGCAAGACCTTTGTGGCACCATTTAGCTGTTGTTGGGTTGACAAATAACGATACACCACCCGCCGCTGTCTTAACTTTTGACCTTACCGCGTTCTGCCTATCTTTAATTGCTGGATGTGCGCGTTTAACTCTACGCTCGTATGTCCAGCCGTTAGTTTTTAGTACATCCTCTATTTCAGTGTAGTCAGATGGATGCCCGTGCTTCTCGCCTGCCTTGCCTGCTGGATCTCCGTATATCAATACTTTTCTGTTTTTGTGATCTTTGTATTTCTCAACAAATTCAATTGCTGACTGTCTTGATACAGCAGAGGTTAAAACAATCTCATCAAGTAGATAAAGGTTGTCTCCATCCCTAACGCCAATAGCAGAGGATAGCGGTGTGTAGTTCTGATCATGCATCCATAACAACTGCTCGTGAGGCTCGATTAATCTATCTGTGTAATTGTCCGCACTATAATCATCGTATATCTTACCCTCCGCTGTCTCAAAGCTGGCCTCATATTCCTGCCGATACTGTCTTAGGCTTAATCGTCTCTTAGCCGCCTCTATAACATCTGGAGGAAGAATATCTGCTGAATACCAGGTATAAAAGCCAAAGTCGGACTCACTATCAAGCTTGGCCTGTTCAGCTAAATCGTAAAAGTGATTGAGTCCATCAGGTACGCCAAAGATCCAGCACCATGGTCTATAATCAGGCCTTGTTGGATTAACAGTGTCTAATGCGGGGGATATGTTCTCAGCCCATGCGTTGGCCTTCATATCAGCAAATTCATCAAAGCCTCCACCACTCCACGGAATACCCTCGAACCGTTCTGGCTTGTCCATCCCTAAAACCGTGATTGTTGTGTCATTATCAAAGTAAATAACAAGCTCTGTTTCTGACGGTCGTCTAGCGTGAGTGCAAGAGAATGAAAGTAGTTTTAAATCTGTCCAGAATATTCGTTTAGCTTGCGTTTGGGTTGGCGCGCCTGCAAAGTACATCTCGCCAGGATTGCTCATTGCCTGCTTTACAACATACCGCTTGAATCTTTCGGTCTTTCCGCTTCTGCGGCCGGCCGGTGCAACTTTAAAGCGCTTCTTGTCATGCACTAATGCTAATTGAACTGGATGATCTTGTAGCTTATACCATCTAGCCAGGCATCTTTCTTCTGCAACACTCAATCCGGCAACCTGTTAGCTAGGCTAATCATTGCATCTGCTACTGATGTTTGGTTGTTCTGCTGTATTTGTGCAGGCTTTGCGTGTCGATCATTTACGTTCAGCGTTACAGATGCCTTATCAATCAAGTCCTGAGCGTTTTTGTGATCAAGCATGTTTAAGTCTGTATGTGCTTTTAGTTTTGCACCCACACCAACTAGATTATTCTTAGTCAGCAGCCGAATCATCTTGGCATCTTCAATGATGTGCTTTGCTTGATCATTGACACTTGTCAGCTCTTTGTCAGTGAGTTCAGCAAGCTCTTGTTCACTCTCTATTTTTCTCGTCAGGACAGGTGTCAGGTCTTGCTCTATATCTTTGACTATACGCGCTACGTTTGGACGGCTTGTTTTATGCTTGTCAGCTAACTGTTGATGCTTGAACTCACCTGTACGCCAATCTATGATTAATTGCTCTTTATCGAATCTAGCCATTAGACATCTCGTCGAACGTCTTGCCTGTATCTGCGTGTGTGGCTTGCTTGCCTGTGTATTCTTGCCAGCGTTTGATTATTACATCGCAGTATTTTGGATCGTACTCCATAATAAACCCATTTATGCCATTTTTCTCAGCAGCTATTAAAGTAGAACCGCTACCGCCAAAAAAGTCTGCAATAGAAGAAGATGAAAGTTTAAATCTATTTATTATCCATTCAACTAAAGAAACCGGCTTTTGTGTTGGATGAACCCTGTTTGTTTTTTCGCTCGCCTGAGTAAACTGACGAACAACACTGCGAAAGTTAGCCCATGCAAGCTCACAATCAGTCTGATCGCTTTGTCCGTTATTCTTATCCCATACAAGCCAGCACTCACTATCAGGCAATACGGAGCAATAGTAATTAGCGCCCCACCATATCTGCTTTGAATCTGGAAACAGTCCTGAAACCAAATTAAAAGCATCTTTCGCTATATCAGGATTATCATCGCCGATGATGTCTGTTTTGTAGTTAGCTGACAACACGCCCGACTTTGTTACAGCATTCATTCCGTAAGGTGGATCTGTATGTATTAAATCTGGATAGACGCCATCCATCAGATTCTCAACCGCATCAATACTGGTAGAGTCGCCGCACATGACTCTGTGAGATCCGCAAAGCCATATGTCACCCAATACGCTAACTGGCGTTTCTGGCAGCTCTGGCACCGCATCTTCATCAGTTAAGCCTTCGACCTGTTCAGGCTCTAGCAATAAAGCAAGCTCATCAACATCAAAGCCAATCAGGTCAATATCAAAGTCAAGCTCTTGTAATTCTTGCAGCTCTAAGGCTAAAAGCTCATCATCCCAACCCGCATTGAGTGCCAGTTTATTGTCGGCTATTATATAGGCTTTCTTTTGTGCTTCTGATAGCCCTGACAGCGTGATGGTTGGCACTTCATCCATACCTAGTTTGTTAGCTGCTGACAAGCGACCGTGACCAGCTATGATACCGCCTTGCTCGTCAAGTAGTATTGGATTGGTAAAGCCGAATTCTTTAATGCTTGCGGCTACCTGTGATATCTGGTCTGCGCTATGTGTTCTGCTATTATTTATGTATGGTATTAAATCTACCGCTTTACGGTATTGCACTTCTAGCATTTAACTTCTCCACTGGATCAGTTATTAGGACACTGTCCTAGTTATTTACGCTCTATCAATCTATCGAGCTTATCGTTTATTCTGTTCATTGAATCGCGTATTGCATCGAGTGATCTAAAAGAACGAGCTTCTGAATTTGCAATTGCTTCTGAGTTATTATCTATACGTACTTTTTGCTCTGCGATTCTACTATCAATTGTCACTGCCCATGCAGTAAAGCCACTAGCTAGCGATAGCATTGCAAAGACAATACTGACATTTACGCGCTTGTCTAAATGCCACTTTCTTTCGTTAGATCTCTGCTCTGTGAATTTTTCCATGAGTGCCTAGGCCGCCGGTTTAATACTGATTAATTTGACAATAAAAAGCCCATAAAGCAAGCATTTAAAGTTGAATACAGGTAAATAAGGCTATCAGGATTTGAACCTAAACAGGGTTTCCATTAATCAGCGGAGTCTACCCTAGCCTACTGAATGCCGAGCTAACCAATACTCATTAGCCTTATTTACCTGTATTAATTATAGTCAAATATTACACGGTTATGGTCAAAATGTAAATATATACAGCGCCATTACTCGCCTGACCAGATAACTTCATACTCATGCCAGCGTTGCATATAATCCTGCATCTTTGCAGTCTCCTGGTGTATCGGTGCTTTCTTACCCAATCTACGATTGTATTTTTCTATCATTGCGAACATAACCGTCCTATATTCGGCATGGGTTAGCTTGGTAGCCCACTCGTCAATAAGGTCTTGGCCTTCATCGTTAGTGTAGCGTTCTTGCTTACGGCTAGCAGAGTCGCTCACTTTATCCACATTGTTATCCGGCGCATCTAGTTCAGAATAATGCAGTCCATCATTTCCGTTCTGACCAATAGCATCTATCCGGCTTTCTTCTGGAAATTCTTTTTCTTCTACGTGTAATCGCCATGAAATGACTTGGCTACCACCATTTTCCAGCGGCCATCCCACGCAACCTGCCTTAACTCCTATATAGTGCTTTGACTCAATCAAAACATCAACCAGAACATCATCAGCTACAGGCTGAACACCGTTGTTTCTTTTGTACGCCCACTTGTTATCATTTGGTATAGTTGCTGTAATCATTTGCTTATTTCCTCTACAATTTGCTCGAAACTGTGAACGACTTTGTAATGACCCTGCCATTCATTGCACAATTTAATCTGTGAATCTTTTAATGCGCCAGCTTTCCATTCGCCATTTTGCTTTAGTGTTTTTCCTGGATCTTTAATCTCAAACCAAAATGTTTTACCCCTATATCCAACCAAGATGTCGTCCATGTTTAACTGTACTGAGCAACCAATTGACCGCAGCATATCAACTATTACTGGCTGGTTTTCATCAATACGTGCTGCTTGTCTGTATTTACTCATTTCTTCTTTAACCTCATTACAGTGCGATAGTGTGACCGACCTAAATCCTGCTGTTCTTTTGTCTTAGTTGCCATGTAGATTTTAAGCTGCTCTGGGTTTCCGACTAACCTTGTTATCTCGGCATTAATACAGCCTTGGCTGTTTGGAAATTTAGTCACTTGCCCTCTCGTGCTGATAAAATATGCTGGCTATTGTTACGGCTTTCATTGGGTCTTTATCCTCAGCTTAAAACACGCCTGACACTGATAGCCGCGATGATTGAAGCCCTGCCCACAAGCACAGGTTTTTAATGGCTTGGCAGTTGTTAGCTTTCCAGATAGCGGCATTTTATCTACTGGCTCACAAAAGGAATTAATCATTAAGCCAATAACATCTAATTTTTTCATAACTCGCGACTTTTCAAGACATCTATAAGAATCTTCCCGTTAAAGGTAGGCTCGTCAGGAGCGGCATTAAACTTTATTTTGCCTGGCGACTCTGGTAATGGCATCCAGTGAGTTACATAAGCGTTAATATCAAATATTAAGAAATCATATTCACCTTCGCTTTCCCGCTCGTGGTGGAATCCGCAACGCTGTACCATTCCATCTTCTGCGCAATCACTGCACTCACCGTCCTCATCCATAAATTCAAAATAACCGTAAGCCGCTATATATAACTCCTTATCTTTAAGATAGACGACAATAGGCTTGTTGTTTTCTGGCAATCTATCTTTTACACTAATCCAGTTACTCACCTTACCCCCCCATCTTATTTGCGATAACCTGCATCATACGCGGCAGTTGCATCTTCAAAGTAATCCCGTTTGAATTTAAAAGCACCTCCATTAATTCTTCTATAGCCTCTTCACGCTCTAATTGTTCTAGGGTTTTGATGTCTTTATCTTGCTCAATAATCGACTCCAATTCCTTTATAGTTTTTAGTGCAAACGTTAGTGCTGTTTGTAGTTGTGATTTATTTGTCATTTTTATTTACTCCCATAGCAGTTTCAAAAGAATCCATTAATTCATCGTAATCTTCTTTAGTAAATCCGTACCTGTCCATGCTTATTCCCCTTGTGCTGATAAGATGCTGGCTATTGTTACGGCTCTTAGTGGGTCAGCGTCTATCACCACTTGATTTACAATCACCACTTGATTTACTGTCTCTCCATAATAGGCAAAATAGGTATCCTGTTCTTTTATGGGTTGCACATCATACTTAATCATCAAGTCCCAAGCCTGCTCTTTGTTTGTTGTTGGCGTGTAGTCACATTTAGCGCCAAAAGAAGTGCACCGATCATCGCTTACATACCGCCCACCATCTATACTGGGTTCTATAATCCACCCTTGTGCTAATGCACATATTTCATTTAGCTCTGCATTGGTTTTATCTTTTAATTGTTCTATTGTGTATTTCATTTTTATTTACCCCAATCAGCTATTGACTTAATCACATCGCCAGGTACTTGGCGCTTCATTGCTGTATATGTGAATGCAATATGTAACCAAGCATCAGCCTGTGTGCGTCCAAACGCGGTTATATATGCATTGCTGCTGCCATTTGTTTTAACGCTGTCACACTCCACACACAGCGGTAGTAATGCCCAATGCCCTATTAATACTTTTTTATGAATAAATGCCGAGCCATACATGTGATCAACAATTACATGTTCATTACCGCATTCAATACAAGGCTGTTCTTTCACCCATTTCATAAACCGCTTTTCATCTGCGTTGGCTGCTCGCGTGCTTTTTTTAGTTACTGGCCTTTGCATTACTTACTCACGTTTTCAGTATTAGTCCATAGAACCACTGATTTATCGCCGACATAAGCCCTGACTTTAGTCGTGCCAGTCCAAGTCATATCCATAACAGTCACAGGTATTCCGGCCCGTGTAACAATGCAGCCACTACCTAGTAGATAATTTAATGCACGCTTATCGTTGTTTACTTGTGCAGATACAAACTGGTCAAACAAGTCAGCACTCATGCAGGCACCGTAACCGCCTTTTAAAGTCTGTGCGCTAACTGATGCCGATGCTAGTAGTAGTATTATTATTAATTTTTTCATTGTTTTATCTCCAATATTGGTAAAATAACGCCATTGCTAGTGGCTTCAATGTAAACACCCTCAATTAATAAAGAGTATTCGTCCCGTTTAGCTTCTTCACTA